TGACAACAATGGTGGTGGTATGGCAGTGTTTGCTGACACAGCTTATGATGCTATCAAAGATGTTGGTAAGTCGTGGGGTATAGATCCTATCTACTTGTATGCTAATCCCATGGCAGATGAGAAACCCCAAGGTGAAGAGCAGTCCTGGACCATAGCAGATGGCCTAGGTAGGGCTGCGGCAAATCCAATCCAGGCGAGATCTAGTGATGAAGCCCTGCTTATATACGGCAGCACCCACAACGTTGACACAAGAAACTACACGGCTGTGCCAAGCAGCAGTGGTGTCAGTGAAGGTCCTACATTCGTCATAAACTATAACGGAACGGAATATCGCCAACAGGCTAATAGCGCAGATGAAGCTAGAGATCTGCTATCAGCAAGGATTGGAGTTGAACGTAATCTTCTCTGGGATATACAAGAAGAACCCCAAGGTATAGCAACAGGTGGTGTGACAGTCAATGGCGATGGTATTATCAGAGATAACTATCACCTAGTAAATAGTAATCGCAGTATTGATACTAGGATGAATAATGTCAGCAGAGAAGAAGCACATCGCACAGCACGCAACATGGAACAAGAATACGGACTAGAAAGTGGTAGCATACACGTGACAAGAATCAATGATCAATCACAATCAACCACAGGAGTGGCTGGACATAACTGGCGTATCTATGATGTCCAAAATCCAGACTTGTTCACTGTGGTAGCTTCTGATAGCCGCACCAATGCTGTGGAACGTTGGGCTTATGTAAATCCAGAACGCCCAGCTGACATGGTTGATGCTGTACCAGATGAAGGTGCTATGAAGTATGAATTTACCATAGCGCAACAGGCCTTTAATCCAGATGCCGATGCACCGGGATCAGATAGATTTATCTATCCAGCAGAGCTATATCGCCAAAGAACAGGCCGTGACTTACCTGTGCGTCGAGTATGGGCAACTAATAAAGAACAAGCTATCAGCAAGGTCCGTTCATTTTTCCCAAGAGACTTTGATACTATCCCAGAAGATTGGTTAAAGATCAACGTAGTGGGTATATAAATACATAATGCTGACCATAGACTTATTTGAAGATTACAACAAAGAACCAGAGTTTATTCAAGCACTGCGTGATTTCTTGCCTATAGCATTGGAAGTATTAGAACTAAAACAGTTACCTAAGATCAAACTAAAGAAAGAACTAGGTACTACCAACGTACCTACATTTGGACGCTTTACCAACGAAGAGAAAGTAGTCTACTGTGTGATCACCAATCGCCACCCAAATGACATCCTGCGCACCCTAGCACACGAAATGGCACACTATGCCCAGGGAGAGCGTGATGAGCTCGATGCAGACAGCTGGCACACAGGAAGCCCAGCTGAAAATGATGCTAATGCCCAAGCTGGCGTGGTCATGCGCGAGTTTAATAAAAAGTTTCCAAAATATCTCAAACTTAAACCTATCGTAGTTGAGAAGTGGAGCAAAAAATACAAAAAGAGCATCAACTGTAGTAATCCTAAAGGATTCAGCCAAAAGGCTCACTGTGCTGGTAAAAAGAAACATACCAATGAATCAGAACAGCATTGCAACGTAAAAAATGCTGTGCCGGAATTAAAAGCTGCACTAACAAAACGCAAAGCTGAACTAAAGAAGGACAGTGATAAAGCGGCCTACGACAAGATTGACAAGATCATGTCACGTATCGCTAATACCTATAACATCACCGGACAGGAACTACACGACATGTGGACCAAGAAATACGGTGAGATCCCTGATACTTGGGTATTAGATGAGAACTTCGCAGATGGCAAAGGTCCAGGAAGACCTGGTGACAGCCAACGCCACGGTATTCCCAAAGGTGCTACTATAGCACAATTAGAAAAAGCCAGCCATGCTAAAGGTCGTAAAGGACAGCTAGCACGTTGGCAACTAAACATGCGTAGAGGGCATAAAAAATGAAAATTAATGAAATTATCGTAGAACATATTGTCAAAGTTAAAGATGGCTATCGTCTAGTCAGCAAAAAGTCTGGCAAGAATCTAGGTACATATCCCACACGTGCTGGTGCTGAACAGCGTGAACGTGAAGTACAATACTTTAAACATGCAGGTGAAAGTGTCGAAGAAGAGAAACAACGCCTAGATCCTAAGTGCTGGAAAGGTAAAAAGATTGGTAATCCCAAGACCAAAGTCAAAGGTGGTGTACGTGTAAATAACTGTGTACCCATTGAAGAAACCTACGAGGGAGATGAATTTTACGAAGCATATGGTGACATCGAAGAAACCTTGGAAGAAGCAAAGTACCATGGTCGCACAGTACCTCTTAATAGTCCTATGCGTGGCGACGTTAAGAAGTTTAAGGTTTATGTTAAGGACCCTAAGACTGGCAACATTAAAAAAGTAAACTTTGGTGACCCAAACATGCGCATCAAAAAATCAATCCCAGCACGACGTAAGAGTTTCCGTGCAAGACACCATTGCGATACTAATCCGGGACCCAAGACCAAAGCCCGTTATTGGTCATGCCGCAAGTGGTAACGTAAATGACCAATTGGGATATCTACGTTAGAGAGTCGTATGATATCGTTCGCAGAGCAGAATGCGAACTAACAATTAATTTGGCGCACGAAGTAGAAGCCTACATAGTACATCTATTCGCACATTATCTAGATAAACCCTTAGTCAACACAGTTCCAGTAGGCGTTAAACTATTGACTAGTGTTAATCTCCCAGTCAAAGCAAAAAAAGAAATGCTGAAAAATGTAGGCGATGAATGCCTACTAATCAACAGCATGGAGTGGGGGAAATACCGATGGCCTACAGAAATATATTATAGTGACATAGGACAGATGGCCTATGTATCACGTGCCTATGCTGAACGCCCACCAGAAGATCTATACGATGATCTAGCATTAGAATTCCAAACAGTTACCAAAATCCTACGTAAATGTAGGACTGCCTATTAGATAATTATTTTAGTTTGAATATTATAAAATAATTTAATAAAATAATATTGCAAATTTAAATATCGCCATTTACCGGGGCCTAATATTAGTGCCCCATACTTATGATGACTATAGTGATACGAATATTCTGTAGCAAATAAAAACATCCAATGGTAGTCCTTTTCTGTTTTTTTGTTTATACCTTTAGCATGCGCAACGTATTCACCAAATAATGCTAAATTTACTGAATACACCCAAATTGGGAAAAATATAAAATAAAAATAATATTTCATTCCAATTAATAATAATAGAGATACATGAATTATTACTGTCAATACTCTATAGTATTTGTCAATGAATGATTTTATTTTATCTTGATTTAATGCTATCATATTGTTTGTATACTCTACCATCTTTTTAGCATCAAAATTGCTAAGTTTTACAAAAAGAGGTATTGGTCGAAAAATAACGTGCCAAATAAAGGTACCAATATTATTATTAATTTGAACAAAATCATCAGGGGTTCCCCAATATTTGTGATGGTACCAATGTGTATATGTCCAGAAAAATTTAGGGTGTATAAAAATGCCAGGCCAACTAATATATCCTAATAGGTCCAAAATAGTCTTGATAAATTTATTTTTTGGTGTAACGTATCCATGTGCCCAATATAGATGATGAATTACAGAAATAAGATTAGAAAAAACATAACCAAATAATAATGCCCATCCTAATAAGTCAGCTTGATAATATACGATACCAAAAATTACTGATAAAATAGTCCAAGGAATAGTATTAAAGATATTTTTTATGGCTTGCATACAATTATTTATTATATCCTATAGACAAAGAGAATTAAATACTATATAATATAATTTTAAATCAAGGAGAGCCATATCATGGCATCAAAAATGTTTTCAGGTGAACAAAAAGCCAAACTAACACAGTTAATTAACGAAGGTATTGCTGTATTACAGGAAGTAGAAGATTTGAGTGCAGGCTTGAATGATACTGTAAAAGCTGTAGCAGAAGAATTAGAAATCAAACCTAGTTTACTCAAAAAAGCGATTAAGATCGCTCAAAAATCAAAACTAACCGAAACCAATGCTGATCACGAAACAGTCCAAGATATCCTTGAAACAGTTGGTCGCACGGTTTGATCGATTGGCACGCGACATGGAATTTTGTCAAAAGAGATTGGCATAGCCATCCCGTTAGATTATGTTTAGAAATATGTAATTGGTTATTAAACATAGTAATAGCATTGTCGGTTAGCCTAACAGTGCCTTATACTGATTGGTTGGTTGTTTACCCAATTATATTTGTAGCATTAACTATTAGCATGTTTACAAGTATCAGTCGTGGCAGTTTTGGACTATTGATGACTACTATGACACTTTTTATCATTGATGGTATAGGATTTTACAGAGTATTAGTGTTATAATTAATAAAACGCCCACCCGGGCATGAAGAGTGTGTGTGAGCTAGAAGTCGCACAAAAAGGAAATAAATGAGTTACGTAGACGCACTATTTGATCGAAATAAAGATCGCATATACATCGTAGAACGAGTAAATGGCCAGAGAGAATACAAAGAGTATCCTGCTAACTATACTTTTTACTATGATGACCCTCGCGGTAAATTCCGTACTATATATGACACACCTGTAAGCCGTTTCAGTACACATGTGGGCAAAGAATTCCATATGGAGGTACGTATTAACTCTGGCAAACGTATCTGGGAAAGTGATATCAATCCTGTGTTCCGTTGTCTTGAAGATAATTATCTAGGACAGAAGTCTCCCAAATTACAAACAGCATTCTTTGACATTGAAGTAGACTTTGACCCTGTCAGAGGTTTCAGCCGTCCAGAAGATCCATTCAATCCAATCACAGCAGTATCGGTATATCTTGATTGGTTAGGCAAATTAGTCACCATGGTTATTCCACCTAAGTCAATGTCATGGGAAACTGCTGAAGAGATTGCCAAACAATATGATAACTGTTTCTTGATGGAACGTGAAGAAGACTTATTAAAAACATTCTTAGACTTAATTGATGATGCTGACATATTATCAGGTTGGAACTCAGAGGGCTTTGATATTCCGTATATGGTACAGCGTACCAATCGTGTCCTAAGCAAAGATGACACACGTCGTTTCTGTTTGTGGGGACAGTTTCCCAAGCAACGTGAGTTTGAACGCTTTGGTGCTAGTAACATGACCTTTGATTTGATTGGTCGTGTACACATGGACTATATGCAACTGTATCGTAAATATACCTATGAAGAACGTCACAGTTATAGTCTAGATGCTATCTGCGAATATGAATTAAACGAAAGTAAAACACAGTATGAAGGCACACTTGATCAACTGTATAATAAAGACTTTGCTAAGTTTATTGAGTATAACAGACAAGACACAGCCTTGCTACACAAATTAGATACTAAACTACGCTTCTTAGACCTAGCCAATGAACTAGCACATGACAACACAGTGCTACTACAAACTACCATGGGTGCTGTAGCGGTTACTGAACAGGCTATCATTAATGAAGCACATCAATTGAACATGGTTGTTCCAAATCGTAACCGTGATGAGCAATTTGATACACAGGCGGCAGGTGCGTATGTAGCGACTCCTAAAGCAGGCATGCATGACTACATTGGTGCAATTGACATCAACTCACTGTATCCAAGTGCGATTCGTGCGTTGAACATGGGACCAGAAACTATCGTAGGACAACTGCGCCAGACGATGACTGACCACTATATTAAAGAAAAACAAACATCAGGTAGTAGTTTTGCAGACGCATGGGAAAACTTATTTGGTAGTTTAGAATACTCTGCTGTTATGAATGGTGAGATTGGTACTGAGATTACCATTGACTGGGCTAATGGTTCTAGTGATATATTAAGTGCCGCAGATGTATGGCGATTGATTTTTGACAGTAACAAGCCTTGGATATTATCCAGTAATGGTACTATCTTTAATAATGAACGTAAAGGTGTTATACCAGGATTACTTGAACGTTGGTATGCTGAACGACAAGACATGCAGGCTAAGAAGAAAGAAGCTGTTACAGATGAAGATATCGCTTTTTGGGATAAGCGTCAGTTAGTTAAGAAAATTAACTTAAACAGCTTGTATGGTGCTATTCTTAATCCAGGTTGTAGATTCTTTGATAAACGTATCGGACAGTCAACTACACTTACTGGACGTACTATCGCCAAGCATATGGACGCTTATATTAACGAGTGTATCACGGGTGTATATGATCACACCGGTGATGCGATCATCTATGGTGATACTGACTCATGTTATTTTAGTGCTTATCCAATGGTCCGTGCAGATGTTCTAGCGGGCAAGATGGAATGGAACAAAGATATAGCAGTAGGATTATATAATAGCATAGCCGATCAGGTAAATGAGAGTTTCCCAGCATTCTGTGAAAAGGCATTTCACGTTACTCGTAAGCAAGGTGAATTGATCAAAGGTGAACGTGAACTTGTAGCACTCAAAGGCTTGTTTATTAAAAAGAAACGTTATGCTGTATTAATCTATGATATGGAAGGACATCGATTAGACACACATGGTACATCAGGTAAAGTAAAAGCCATGGGCCTAGACTTAAAACGCAGTGACACTCCTAAAGTTATACAGGACTTTTTAAGTGATATTTTATTATCTGTGTTAACAGGAGCACAGCGTGAAGCTATCATTGAAAAGGTACGTGACTTTAAACTAATTTTTACAGAGCGACCTGCGTGGGAGAAAGGTACACCTAAACGTGTAAACAACTTAACCAAGTATAGCAAAGAAGAAGAGCGTCTAGGCAAAGCCAACATGCCAGGACATGTGCGTGCGGCAATGAATTGGAACAACCTAAAACGTATGATGGGTGATCAATACAGTATGAATATCGTAGATGGTATGAAGACTGTGGTCTGCAAACTTAAAGAAAATCCCCTGGGATATACTAGTATTGGATACCCAACTGATGAAACACATATACCGCAATGGTTTAAAGACTTACCATTTAATGATGCTGAGATGGAGATAGGTATTGTAGATCAAAAAGTAGAAAATTTATTAGGTGTGTTGAAATGGAATATCGCAGAAAACACACAAATAGCCACAACATTTGACAATCTATTTACATTTGAATAATGGGTAAATTATCCGATTTAGTTAAATTTAAAAATTATCTATTAGATAATTTAGATAATTTTGATTTATATTCTTCTATAGAAAATAAAATTGAATTAGTTAATAAAACAAAAAATATATTCCCTGAACGCTCTGATTATCTTGATGAGAAAATCAATGATTATTTAACAGTAGGCACCCAAAGTAAAAAAATCTTAGATAAGATTGATGCTAATATATCTCAACTAGATATAGAGATAGATAATACAGCTGATTTAATGTTTAACAACGAAGAATATCGTGATCAATTCAGTGAAAATCATATTTTTCGGAACCTAACACTATCTATAGAATTACAAAGCTGGATTGAATCCAGAATAACACGCCACAGTGATTGGCATTATCCAGCCATGCAAATAAATCCAAGATCTAAAAAATGGATAGATACAATGGTGGCCGCTGATCCATTGTATCTAGCACATATTAGTATTCCTGCAATTAAAGAACTAATAAAAGATTATCCAGAATTATATCAACATAGGTTACGACTTTATGAAATTGATAATAGAGATTTTTCAAAGTTACCACAGAATCAATTTAGTTTTGTATTGTGTTGGGACCTGTTTAATTATCTCAGCGCAGATAAAATTGAACAATATTTAAAAAAAGTTTTGCATTTACTTCGACCCGGTGGGCATTTTATATTCAGTTATAATAATTGTGATCTTGAAGGTCCGGCTTTGGCGGCGGAACGGCAAGCGGCAAGTTTTGTTACAGCTAGATGGTTAGTAAAATTGTGTGACAAGATTGGATATGAGATCAATGAGTTGCATGATGTTGAGACTGGTGACGCATTTACTACTCATATTAGTTGGGTAGAAATTAAAAAGCCAGGTAATCTTAGGACAGTTAAAGCGGCACAGGCATTAGCACAAATAATACCAAAATAATTTTTTCAAATAACTTGCAAAACCTAAATAAACCATATATAATAACATATCAAAGGAGAAATAAATGCGTGATTATCTATTAGACATCGTAAAAAACACTTATGGCTTGGGTATTATCGACCTAGTTAAAGTAGCAGGAACAGATACAGAAACCAATATTGAGGCACTAGCAGAGGACCGTAGTGTTATTGTACAGGCTAAACTAAATGGACCAGTACCAGAATTCATTGGTACATTTGGTATGCCTAACTTAGGTAAATTAAATACTATCTTAGGTATCAGCGAATATAAAGACAATGCTAAAATTAGTTTAACCAAACAAGATCGAAACGGTGAACAAGTCCCAGTAGGACTACATTTTGAAAATGCCGCCGGCGACTTTAAGAACGACTATCGTTTTATGAGCCAAGAGATTGTCAACGACAAACTCAAAACAGTTAAGATGCGATCAGTAACATGGCATGTTGAATTTGAGCCGACGGTGGCTAATATCCAAAGACTTAAATTCCAAGCAAGTGCCAACGCAGAAGAATTAAACTTTACTGCTAAAACAGAAGGTAGTGATCTTAAACTGTTCTTTGGTGATCACAGCAGTCATGCAGGTAATTTTGTATTTCAAAGTGGTATAACCGGCACACTAACTAAAGGGTGGTCATGGCCAGTTAATGCTGTTATGGCTATCTTAAGTCTAGCAGGTGATAAGACTTTCCGTATCAGTGATGAAGGTGCAGCGCAGATTACTGTTAATTCAGGTCTTGCTACTTACAACTATATCTTACCAGCACAGAGCAAGTAATGGATCGTTGGGCGCATCTAGGGCATACCTTAGGTGAATGTTGGTATGATCAGGATAAATCAATTACGTTTATCCACATTCCAAAAAATGCCAGTAGTTTTGTTAAAGGTTGTTTACTCAGCAGTGGTAATTTCACGCACAGCGATAGTCTGGTCACTGCTGATCATTACCTTATTACTCTACGTGATCCAATTGAACGTTGGGTTAGCGGTATTGCCCAATTTATGGGTGTAGAATCAAATCAGCGATTTACGCTACACGAATTAGTTGAACGAGTAACCGTTGATGATCACACAGAATTGCAAACTTATTTTTTACAAGATGTTGATATAGATAGATGCACATTTTTAAAAGTCAATCAAAATTTGAGAACAAATATTAAACTTTGGTTAGATGAACATGGTTATAGTCATGATGGGCCTGATGTACCAAATATTAATCAAGGTAATCAATTAATTAAAGACAGGTTTGCCGCAATGGTTGACAGCAACAGTCAGATCAAGTTAAAATTAGTTACACACTACGAACAAGACTACGCACTAATTAATCGAGTAAAATTTTATGGAACGTGATAATCTAACCAGCAAGCAGCTAGACTATGCTGTATTCTTACCAGCACTGTCAGGCTTTTATGCTACCTATGTAGGTAAGCAACGCCATAATCCTACGTATGTAGATCCTGCACGAGTACCGGCAGACTTTGAAAATGGTATCGAAGGTCTCAACTGGCTTAATCCAGATGCGGCCTACTTTCCATATCATTGGGCACTGTATTCAGCAGGTCACGCAGAACTAGATACCAATAAAGTCAGTCCAAAAGAAGACATGATACGTAATCGTGACCGTAGCCGTAGTTTTGTCTTAGGTGACAGTGGTGGTTTCCAGATTGGTAAGGGTGTATGGGAAGGTGATTGGAAAAATCCAGCATGTCCTAAAGCACAGAAGAAACGTGAGCTTGTATTAACGTGGATGGATGCTTACATGGATTATGGTATGATCTTAGATATTCCAGCCTGGGTATGTCGAAGCCCCGAAGGACGTAAAGCGTCAGGTATTACTAGTTATATGGAAGCAGTTGAAGGCACATATATCAACAATGATTACTTTATGAAACACCGTACAGGGGCTTGTAAATTCTTAAATGTATTACAAGGCGAGAATCACGCAGAAGCAGAAGATTGGTATCAACGCATGAAAAAATATTGCGATCCTAAGCAATATGATCGACCATTCAATGGTTGGGCCATGGGTGGACAGAACATGTGTGATGTGCATCTGGTGCTGAAAAGATTGGTAGCATTACGTTTTGATGGATTATTACAAGAAGGGCTACATGATTGGATGCACTTCTTGGGTACGAGTAAACTTGAGTGGGCGTGTTTATTAACAGACATCCAACGTGCTGTCCGCAAGTATCATAATCCTAAATTTACCATATCGTTTGACTGTGCTAGTCCATTCTTGGCCAGTGCTAATGGTCAGATCTATATACAGACAGAGATAGTAGATAAAGAGAAATGGGTGTATCGTATGGTACCTAGTGTAGATGATAAGAAGTATGCCAAGGACACACGCAGATTTAAAGATGCTGTCATACAAGATAAGATCTTTGCTAATTTTACAGAAAGTCCAGTGAGCCACCGTTGCACTATTAAAGATATTTGTATCTATGCGCCAGGTGATCTTAATAAGATCCACAAGGAAGGCAAGACTTCGTGGGATAGTTTTAGCTATGCCATACAGATGGGACATAATGTTTGGAGCCATTTGACAGCGGTACAACAAGCCAATCGTGAATATGATCTTAATATACGTCCAGCTATGTTGAATTCTGAAACAGCAGACAAGAAGACTCCGAGGAACTATGGCATAAACAACTTCCGTGACATAGTAGATATGATATTCGCACTTGACAACCGAGAAGATGCCTTAGCATTAATTGAATATTACAACAAATATTGGATGGGAATCATTGGAACTCGCGGCGCTATAGGTAAAAAGACTATGAACTCTAGTACTACATTTAATGATTTATTTGCCAATGATGAAGAGATAGAAGAATATCACACAGATGATAGTGGATTAGATGAAGTCAATCTTGACAATCTTGAAAATCAATTAGAAGAGTAATATAAATGAAACGTGATTATACCGACGGTATAAAAGAAAACATAACATACTTTACAGGTGTGGAGATCGAACGTACACCCGCATACGGTATGATGACATTGTTTGTAGTAGGTGTACACCATGCAGAAGAGATTATTGCTCTAGCCAAAGAAAAAGATTGTACTCATATCTATTTTGGTGCTAATCAAAGTTTTCCAAAGATTGAAAGTGATGATGCTAGGGTTTGGAAACAATGGGAAGTTATGATTACACAATGTTTAGATGCCAAATTTTGGTGCACACTAGATTTAGATATAACCTGTGTTGAAGGATTATTAGAAGGCCCGTTAGTAGAACATCGCAGATTTATTCCACAACTTTCGGTAAAATTGCCCTACTTGACACAGCTGGGATATAATGCTACAATTAAGCTAGACGATCTAGACTTTGATCATTCAAACCCAGGTGTTTGGTGTCATCGCTTACGTGATTTAACAACAACAGAGAGCTTTACTAATTGGGATCAATACGGTAAAGATGAGATTATAAAATGATACAAGCAGAACGTGAACGTATAGATAGGATTATCCAGGCGAGCCAAAAGAAAGTATGGGTCACCTTTCAAAAGGAAGGCATCCATTGCTTTCCTGCAGCCGCAACAGATCCTAAACTAAATACTGATGATGAATATAATGTTTCGTTTCTTGCTAGTCCTCATCGTCATATCTTTCATTTCAGGGTGTGCATCGATGTGTTCCACGACGACAGAGAGCTTGAGTTCATCCAGTTCAAACGCTGGCTCGAATCCTTGTACGGTAGCAACATTTTAGAGTTGAACTACAAGAGCTGTGAAATGATAGCGGATGATTTGTACCTACAGATCGCCGCAAAATATCTCAATCGTGATGTTTGGATAGAAGTATCTGAAGATGGCGAAAATGGGTGTTATGTTGAGTACAACTGTACTCGTCCTTTACAATCTGTCACTATATAAGGAGATTTATCGTGGCAAATCCAAATTGGGTAAACAAGTATCTACGTCTAACCCCGGAAGTACGTCAGATTTTCAATGACTTAGACGCATGGTGCAACTACTGTCGTTTCCGTATGATCAAATATGATCCTGCTGATTTATACAAATCACCAGAATATAAAGAATGGCAAGAGCGTCGAAAGAAACGTCAACAATGGCAGGCCCGTAATGGTATCGTCTATAACAAACAAAATCGAGGACAATAATGGCTGTATTTCTAGTTGATCTAGAAGCAGTTGAAACAAGGTACACTGGTCAATGGAAGACCCATGTACCTCGTCTATTAGAGGAGGCAGGACATGCTGTTACAATTATCCAAGGCCCTACCGACATACCTAACGCTACTACTC